ACAGGCAGTAATGTCCCCTCTAACAGACCTAATGAGAAGATACAACAAGTATTTTAGAGTAGAAGAACTAACGCACGGTAATCAGAAGAAACAAGATAGAATCGTGTGGGCTTTACAGGGCAGGTTTGAGAACGGTTTAATCTCTATCCGAAAGGGAGATTGGAATATGACCTTCTTAGACGAGCTTTTCCAGTTTCCTAATCATCTAGTACACGATGATACCGTAGACAGCTTGGCCTATATTGACCAGCTGGCTCAGGTAGCTTACTTTGGAAACTATGAAGAAGATGATTACGAAACTATACTAGACCCCGTTAGCGGATATTAAGGTACTATACTTATGGAAGATTACATAGAAGGCTCGTCAGCAGAGATGATTCAAGAGACTATCGAATCATGGGTTCAGACCAAATGCGACGACTGGAGAGACCACTACGACACAAACTATGACGAGAAGCATGACGAGTATTATCGTCTTTGGCGTGGTATCTGGAACGCTGACGACTCAACAAGGGAAAGCGAAAGAAGTAGAATCGTCTCCCCTGCCCTCCTACAAGCAGTAGAAAACAACGTAGCTGAGATTGAAGAGGCTACTTTTGGACGTGGTCGTTTCTTTGACGTACAGGACAACTATGGCGACCAAGATCGGGGCGATATACAGGTTCTTCGTCATAAGCTAGAGGAAGAGTATAAGAAAAGCAAGGTTAGGGCCTCTATAGGAGAGGTTTTAATTAATGCTGCTGTGTATGGTACAGGTATTGCTGAGATTGTTATTGAAAACAATAAAGAGCTGGTGCCTGCTACAGAACAGATTATGGAAGGCACCATGACGGCTGTGGGCGTCCAAGTACGTGACCGGACAAGTGTAAAGCTACGTCCCGTACAGCCTCAGAACTTCCTGATAGACCCTGTAGCGACCTCTGTTGAGGAGGCTCTAGGCGTGGCTATAGATCAGTTTGTGTCGCGTCATCAGGTAGAGATACTACAGGAAGAAGGGGTGTATAAGCAGACTTATTTAGGCGAGGCCCCTCCCGACCTAGACATAGAACCAGACCAAGAGTTGTTTGACGAGCCTACTGACAAGATACGTCTAACCAAGTACTACGGATTAGTACCTAGAGACCTATTAGAGGCTGCTAGTGACGAGGAGGGCGTAGATGGTCTTGATAGTGATCTGGAAGACGAGGGTAAAGATACATACTACGTAGAAGCTCTTGTCGTCCTCGGTAACGGACGTTTGCTCAAGGCTGAGAAGAACCCTTACATGATGGAAGATCGTCCCATAGTGGCCTTCTCCTGGGACTGTGTGCCGGGTAGGTTCTGGGGGATGGGTGTTTGTGAGAAAGGTTATAACTCTCAGAAGGCTCTAGATAGTGAAATTAGGGCGCGTATAGACGCTCTTGCCCTTACTATCCACCCAATGCTGGCTATGGACGCCACCCGTATGCCTCGTGGGACTAAGCCAGAAGTTAAAGCAGGTAAGCTGTTACTAACAAACGGAGACCCTCGTGAGGTATTACACCCTTTTAACTTTGGTCAAGTATCTCAGATTACTTTTGCACAGGCTGAAGCACTACAGCGTATGGTACAGGCTTCTACAGGCAGTCTAGACTCTGCTCAGGCAGCTGCTGGAGGCGGCGGGCCTACCTCTGCTGGTTCTTCTATGAGCATGGGCAGCATCATCAAGCGACAGAAGCGCACCCTTGTGAACTTTCAAGAGTCGTTCCTGATCCCCTTTGTACAGAAGTCAGCGTGGCGTTACATGCAGTTTGAGCCTGAGTACTTCCCAGCAGGCGACTACGACTTTAATGTTACCTCTACTCTGGGCATCGTAGCCCGTGAGTACCAAGTAACGCAGCTGGTACAGCTTCTACAGACTACCGGCCCAGAAAACCCTGTGTATCCTATCATCCTACAGAGCGTTGTCGATAATATGAACATCAACAACAGAGAGGACTTGATACAAACTATGATGCAGGCACAGGAGTCTTCTCCAGAAGAGCAACAAGCCCAACAACAGGCGCGTCAGGCAGAGCAAGCCTTTAGGGATAGCCAAACTAATGCCCTTAACGGCCAAGCCGCTGAGAGTCAGGCAAGGGCGCAGAAGATAGCTCTGGAAGCTAGAGGAGTTCCTGTAGACCTTGAAACAGATCGCATTAAGGCCCTTAACGGTATGTCTGATGACAGCGACAAGGACTTTGAGCGTAAGATGAAGATCGCTAAGCTGGCTCTGGATGAAAAGGCTTTAGGTCTTGAAGTAGATAAGGAAAACACTAAGAGAGGTGCATTTTAATGAGAATGACGACCACAAGGGACTTGGAAGACCTCGCAGAACAGGTAAATGTAGCGTTCGATAGAGCCAATAAACGTATAGATGCCCTAGAAAAGAAGATTAAAGAACCAACGGCTACACAGGCTAAGAAGAAAGTCAGTAAAAAGACTTGACAAATAGCAAAAAACGTGGTATAATAAGATATAATTATAACAATCCAAGGAAAGTGTCACCAATAAGGAGAATGACATGACGGAAGATGAAAAGTACTATGATAATTTACGTATTATGTTCACTACAGACGGCTGGAAGTCTCTGCTAGAGGAATTAGAGAATAATGCTAAAGTTATAAATTCAGTACTAAGCACTAAAGACAGTTCAGACCTAAGTTTTCGTAAAGGACAACTGAATATCATTGGATCACTCCTTAATCTTGAAGAAAGTATCAAGGCTAACGAGGAACCCGACGATGGCTAGACGCATTTATGAGTTCAACTGTCCTGACAAGCACGTCAGTGAGTTATTTATTGATGAGGACGTTAGGGTAGCAGTTTGTACTACTTGCGGAAAACAGGCAACCAGAATTGTTTCAGCTGTTACCAGCTCTTTAGACCCTTTATCAGGCTCCTTTCCGGGAGCTACGATAAAATGGTCTAAGAACAGGCAACATAAGATACAACAAGAGCGTAGAGATAACGGCGAGTAACCACGCTGCTCTACCACTCTCCATAATGATTAGTTCACGGAGTAATAATGGCTACACTAGTTGACGAAGGACGGCATGAAGACGCTGATGAAGTTATATCAGAAGATTCACAACCCACACTGGAAGATACTGTATCTCCTGTTAAGGAGACAACTACAGCTCCAGTAGAAGAAGCTATAGAGGTTCCTGATAAATATCAGGGTAAGTCTATATCCGAAGTCGTAAAGATGCACCAAGAGGCTGAGCAGCTTCTAGGACGGCAATCTAGCGAAGTAGGAGAGCTACGTAAGGTTGTGGACGAGTTTGTAATGTCTCAATCCAAAAGAGAAGACACTGTCGATGAGGAAGAGATTGATTATTTCTCTGACCCTGAGAAAGCTATTCAGAAAGCGATTGAGAAACACCCAGCGGTTGTAGAAGCTCAAAAGGCTTCAGTAACTATGAAGCAGTCTGCAGCTCAGAATATACTGACGCAGAAACATCCTGACATGAAAGAAATCTTACAGGATGAGGCCTTTATGAATTGGGTGAAGGAAAGCAGCTTTAGGACTAAGTTACTGTCCGAGGCTGATCGTAACTACGACTACGAAGCAGCTGATGAAATATTTAGTCTTTGGAAAGATCGAAAGGCTTTAGTGACTCAGACCGCTAGCGTAGAAAAGCAAAGCAGGGCCAATACTGTTAAGAACGCTTCCACTGGAAACGCTACTGGCAGTAGTGAGAAGGGTAAGAAAATCTTCCGCAGAGCAGACATTATTAAACTAATGCGTAACGACCCTAATCGGTACGAAGCTCTTCAGGGCGAAATAATGAAGGCTTATGCCGAAGGACGGGTCAAATAATCATTTATAGGAAGAGATTATTATGACTACTAAGTCTGTATACCCCAATATGACCAATGCTGTGGATAATGCTAGCGCAGCTACTTTTATACCAGAAATTTGGTCAGACGAGGTGATTGCGGCCTACGAAAATTCACTCGTACTCGCACCACTCGTCAAGAAAATGAGCATGGTAGGTAAGAAGGGCGATACTGTCCATATTCCTGCTCCCGTTCGTGGAACCGCGACTGCTAAGTCTGCTAATACAGCAGTTAGCATTCAGAACGCTACTGAGAGCGAAGTACAGGTCGTAATCGACAAGCACTTTGAATACTCACGGCTAATTGAAGACATCACTAACGTACAAGCGCTGTCTTCTTTGCGTCAGTTCTACACTGGTGATGCTGGCTATGCTTTGGCTAAGCAGGTAGATTCAGACCTTCATGGTTTGGCTACTGGTCTTGGCAGTGCAACTGGTAACTATGTAAACACTGCATCTTACTACGTTGATGCCTCTACTGGCCTAACCGCATACGCCACAGATACGGTAACCGCTACTGACGTCTTTACTGACGCTGGTTTCCGTGCCTTGCTTCAGAAGATGGATGACAACGACGTGCCTTTCGACAATCGTTGCTTTGTTATCCCACCCTCACTGCGTAATGCTATTATGGGTGTTGATCGTTATGTATCTTCTGACTTCGTAAGCGGTCAGCCTGTACAGAATGGTTTGATTGGTAACATCTACGGTGTTGATATTTACGTATCCACTAACTGTGCTACTACTGAAGCCGCAGGGGATAACTCTGCTAATGCCAACGATCTGAAAGCAGCTCTTCTTCTCCACAAGGACGCCTTCGTTCTTGCTGAGCAGATGGGTGTTCGTTCTCAGACTCAGTACAAGCAGGAATGGCTTTCTAACTTGTACACTGCTGATCATCTGTATGGCGTGAAGGTTCTACGCCCTGAAGGTGGTTTTATTCTTAACGTAAACGCGTAAGACTAAGTTAACTGGGGAGGTTCTTCGGAGCCTCCCTTGTTTTTAAATTCAGAGGTTAATTAAGGTAGATTCATGGCTACGACTATTATCACCAAAAATAGCTCTACCGCCTCAGACGTACCAACGACGTCGGACTTAGTTCAAGGCGAATTAGCAGTTAACGTAACAGATAAGC